TTTGGAAATGGGAGGTGAAGAAAAAAGATTATATATGACAGATGATAAATTGCGTCTTTTTACTTACTTAGATGAAAAGACCGAACCTTATCCTGAAAAAGGAACCTTTACTATTTACCATTTAGCGCTAGAAAACGAAAATTATATTGGAAACTATGGTATTTGGGCAAATGGATTATTAGTAGAATCATGCTCGAAACGTTATTTGACCGAATTATCTGGAATGGAACTTATTGAATAAATCTTTCCACTTTTAGAAAAGTGGGGCTAAACTTATTAATTAAAATAAAAAATTTATTATATATATATATTTTAAAAGAATGTCTAGTTTTAATACTGCGGTTTTTAATAGTATTGCTTTAGGATCTGGTTTTAGTGACAGGAATGGGGTTCATTATACTTTAGCTAGTTCTGGTAGTGGAGTTTATACTTATAACTCAGATATTAATCCACAATATACAATTGGTATTGATGCTTTTAATCCTAATTTTAATACAAATTTTCAAAATTTAGTTAATTTTACAGGTCAAAATACAGTTACTGCTATTGGTAATTATGCATTTTATGGTTGTTCAAATTTAACAAGTTTAACTATTCCAACCAGTGCTACTAGTATTGGTAGGCGTACATTTAAGAATTGTACCAATTTAACAAGTATAACTATTCCGAATAGTGTTTTAACTATTAATTTTGAATCGTTTTGTAATTGTACAAATGTAACGAGTGTTACTATAGGAAACAATGTTACTTTTATCGATCAACAGGCGTTTTTCTTTGATACTTCTTTAACCTATGTAAATATTCCAAGCAGTGTTACTAGTTTAGGTTATAATGCGTTTGCAAGATGTTCTAATTTGAATATATATTTTAGTTCAACTACTTGTCCTAGTTTACTTGGTGATGTTTTCTTTCAAGCTAATAATTCTACTGCTTATGTACCAACAGGTTTCGATAATGTTAGTGGTCTTCTAAGTAACGGAATTCGTAATGTAGTTACTGGAGTAGGACCACCTTCTACTCCTGGTAATGTTCAAGCAGTTACTTATCAATATGGAAACGCAACAGTTACATGGACACAATCAACAAGTACTCCTTCAGTTACAAGTTACACTGTAACATCTATTCCTTCTAGTAGTACAATAATAGTTAATAACACAACTACAACAGCTAATTTTAGTGGTTTAAAAAATGGAACTACTTATACATTTTACGTAACGGCAACAAATAATTTAGGTAGTAGTTCTCCTGGTGTTTCTTCACCTGTAACTTCTAATTACCCATGTTTCCTGATTGGTTCTAAAATCCTAACTGATAAAGGTTACATTAAAATTGAAGAGCTAAGAAAAGGCGATTTAGTCAAGACTCTCAAAAACGATTATTTGCCGATAGTTTTGATTGGAAAATCACCTATTTATAATTCAGGTGATTCAGATAGAATAAAAAATCGATTGTATACTTTAGCTAAGGATAAATATCCAGACTTGACAGAAGATTTGGTTTTGACCGGATGTCACAGTTTATTAGTAGATTGGTTAACAGAGCCTCAACTTTTGGAAATGGGAGGTGAAGAAAAAAGATTATATATGACAGATGATAAATTGCGTCTTTTTACTTACTTAGATGAAAAGGCCGAACCTTATCCTGAAAAAGGAACCTTTACTATTTACCATTTAGCACTAGAAAACGAAAATTATATTGGAAACTATGGTATTTGGGCAAATGGATTATTAGTAGAATCATGCTCGAAACGTTATTTGACCGAATTATCTGGAATGGAACTTATTGAATAAATCTTTCAACTTTTAGAAAAGACGTAATAAAATAATAAAATATTTATCATATTTTATTATTATTCAAACCATATTCTTATCAATAAATACTTCTTTTACTACGTTTTTCGCGATTCTATCTAAATTACGATTCTCTTCTTCTGTGGTACTTCCACCCATTGAAACATTAATTAACTTCATATATTCATCGTTTTTCTTGGAATCACTGTCTTTATATTCGGGATTGTGAATCCCCCATTTATAAACTTGTTGAGCATTCTTATTTGAAACCACACGAATAGCATTTTTCAACCTTTCATTACCGCTATCTTTTTCCCATTTATCCTTGTCCTTTACATATAAAACTTCCCTCTTTAAATCACTACAATGAATAGGTCTTTTACAAACATCCATTTCCTGTAATCCTTTTACAAAAATCTTGGTTATTCCATTAATGTAACCAATTCTTCCAGTCTCTTCCAAATCTTTCAACTGTAATTCAAGTGAATTCACAAAATCTTGTATGTTAACAGCATCTTTACACTTTTCATTCAAGAAAAAATTCAAATTGAAATTGTTATTCATCGTATTATTCGTATTATTATTGGTAATTATCTTACCTTCCTTCATAATTTCCAAAATTTTCGCGTTTTGATCGACCAATAAATCTTTTAATTCTTTATTTTGTTTCACCAACTCACAAACAATGTCAACATTATCATTACTCATAATTTTATGCTGTAAACTCTCAAAACATTTCTTCTTATGCTTCCATAATCCAGACCGGTCTTTATACTTCTTACCACATAAGCATTCAAAAAAAGTTGAGAGTTTTTGAGAGTTTTGGTTGCCAAATGTTGCCATTTGGTTGCCATTGTGTTTATCGGTTGTATTGTGTTTAACAAAATCACTCTTTCTAAAGCATAGATAGTCACATTTTTCACATAAAAATTTTGTTGAGAGTTTTTGAGAGTTTTGGTTGCCAAATGTTGCCATTTTGTTTCCAATATACCTTAAACATAGAAAATGTCTAAACCCTTTTGTTCCAATATTTTAAAAAGTATCATAAGAAAACTAAATTTATTTTTTTGGTCACAAGACCATAAATTTCAATTATGCAGCAAAAAGGTTTTTCCCAAAAGTCCTTCGCCCCTTTTCGATTTTGGACATTTTTAAAATGTCCAAAATGGATTTTCTGAATCACTTTCCCAGACATAAATCCTTCATTTTTTTGATGTTACCATAAAAAATAAAACTACATATCTTTTTTCATAAAACCAAATCATAATCAATATTAATAGAACCCTCCTTTTTTGTATTCCTTACTATAATAAAAAATTGAATCATTTATTACACAACAAACTTAAAAATATAAACGAATATTCTTTTATGGAACAAAATTACAGTGAATTATCCTTACAAATTACCAAAGAATTAGATAAGAAAACCAAAAAAGAATATGGGATCTTTATTACTCCAAAAACTATTATTGAAAAACTATTTACAAGAATACATTATTATTTAGAAACCCTAAATATTCCTGTAAATCGAATCTTAGAACCAGCTTGTGGTACATGTGAAATCGTAAATTACCTGGATAGTCACTTTGAAAATGTAGAAATACATGGGGTTGAAATTAATTCGTTCATTTTCGCACGAATAAAACCCCAACTACAGCCGTCGACCGTGAATTTAATAAATTGTGATTTTCTGAAATTTAATACTGGATTGGAAATCGTTTATGATTTGATTGTAACAAACCCTCCTTATTTTGTTTGTTCACATAGTATTATAGGAGAAGAATACAAGGAATATATTTCTGGAAGACCAAATATTTTTGGATTATTTATTCTTCATTCTTTGAAAATGTTGAGAGAAGGAGGAATGTTGGCATTTATTATTCCAAGAAGTTTTCTGAATTCGGCATATTATGATAAGATACGTTGTTTTATCAAAGAAACATGTGTTATTTTAGAAATCATGGATTTTGAAAAAGATAATCAATTTATAGATACACAACAAAGTACTTTTGGATTAATTGTTCGTAAAAAACAAAAACTTGATTCTCCTAGTTTTATAGAAATATGTAGTTATTCCATAAAACTAGGAGAACAATGTATTTTTACAAGCGATATTAGTGCTCTACAAAAATTATTAGAAGGTTCAACTACAATATCTAAAATGGGACTAGGAGTTAAGACAGGAAATATAGTTTGGAATGAATACAAGGAATATTTAACGAATGATTCGGATTATAGTTTATTAATTTATAATTCAAATATAGGAGACGATAATGAACTTGTAGTTAAACAATTCAGTAACCAAGAAAAAAAACAATATATACAAGTAGTAGGATTCAATGAATGTCCAATTATGGTAGTTAATAGAGGGAATGGTAATAGTAAATATAATTTAAAATACGCAATTATTAAAACAAAAAAAAATTATATGGTAGAAAATCATTTGAATGTTATTTATTCTAAAACAGGAATATCTGGCGATAAATTACTAGAAAAATATAATAAAATATCAAATTCTTTTAAGAATCCAAAAACACAAGAATTTATAGATTTATTTTTAGGAAATAATGGATTATCAAAAACAGAACTAGAAACAATATTTCCTATTTATATTTAACGTTACAAATTATATTTTATAAGATTTTTTTATAATAAACAGGATATAATTCCAAATAAAACATTTCTTCAATGATAAAGAAAGTATTATTATCATTATCGTGTTTAGAATAAGGTATTTCACTACAATAAATAAATTCTTTTTTTGTATAAAATATTTTATCATTATCAAAGTTATAAACATCATAATCATACTCACTAAAAGGACAACCTAAATTTACTTTACATATACCTTTAAAATATCCAAGCAATTTTATAGGTTCATCTCCACTTTTGTAATAATAATTATAATCATTATTAAAAATAGTCGCTTTACGAAGATTCACATCTACTGGTTTTTTATAATATAATTCAAAACCTTTATATTTCAGATTTTCAATTTTAATAAACGTATGGTAATCGGTTTCTATAGAAGAAGTCATTCTTTGAATAATAGTAAAAAAGATATAAAAAGATATTTCAATTTTTTATTTTATTTTTTTCAATTTTTATAATTCCTTAATGCTAATTTGCCATGCAGGATTTAAAATACCTTTATGATTACGCCATCTTAGTAATAAACGAAATTTATATTTATTCGAAGTTACTTCAATCGTATTATTATTACTAATTCCAATAAAGTTATTAATAACTAAATCTTCTTTTTTAATATTACTTAGATGAAATTCTGAACAATCCCATAATAAATACATTTTACTTTCTTGTGTCGTCTGAAACTTTTTAGTAAGTTTTTCCAAATCAATTTCGCTTCCGTAAGTATTTAAAAATTCTTTAATAGAATCATCTACAACTTCAAATTTTTCTTTTTTAAATAACTCTTCGCAACCTTTTAAATATTCAAAGAAAGGATGTACACTATAATTTACACTAGTTACATATTTTAAATAGATTTCTAGCGGTGGTTTTTCGATTTTAATTTCTAAATCCCTATTTACAATTTCTAGGTACTTATCCAAATAATTTTTGTAGTAAAATTCAGAATAAGATGTTTTTAAAATGTCTGTATTTATATTCAAAGAGAGAAATTGAGGTAGTTTAAATATGTCATTAGAATTATGTTTGAATTCCAATCTTTCTTCTTTAATAATATCATAATTATTATCAAAGAAAGTAACATTAAAATCATAATTATAATTTCTACCTGCCATTTTTTTTATTTTGTAGTTATGAAAATCATTTTTACAAAGTAATGGTAAAATATTATTAAACTTATCTTTTAGATTAGTCCATTGAGTTCCATATTCGGGATGATTAAAATAATCTTCGTGAATAAAAGGAAGTTTTTCAATGACATTCTCTCTTATTTTATTTATTTCATCGTTTTTTCCACGAGTATTATTTGCTTGAAAGAAATGAAAAATATCTTTAAATTCTGGTAAAATGACAAGTGCTGTTTTTTGAACAAATTTTGCCATTTTTATAAGATTTATTATTAATAATATTATAATAATAAAAACTAAATTCAATTTTTTATTACTTTATTTGACAATATTGACACTTCTTGTCAATTTAATAGGAGAAATATTTTTAAAATCGTAGTTTATACAATCATTTAATATGTTACTTAAAAATGCCTGATAAGCCTTTTCATATATTTTTTCACAAATATTTTCTTTTTTAATTATTTTTAGTTTATTTTTTTCCAGATTATTGAATAAATCTGTACTTAAATCCATGGTATTATTATTATAGATAATTTTTTTAAATAATTATTTAAAGAATATAAAAACTACTTACATTAAATATATATAGTACTTGATAAATACAATCAAAATGGTAAAAATCTGTAAAAGTAGTTATCCTAAAACCTCTGAAGAAATATTTGCTGATCATTTTAACAAATATTCCTACCCATTACACGATTTTCAAAAATACGCTATTCAAGCAATCGTAGAAGGAAATCACGTTTTAGTTACAGCACCAACTGGTTCAGGAAAAACACTGCCAGGCGAATTCTCTCTTGATTATTTTGCTTCTAAAGGAAAAAAAACAATTTATTGTAGTCCAATTAAAGCATTAAGTAATCAAAAATTCTATGATTTCAGTAATAAATATCCGGATATAAGTATTGGAATTATTACTGGGGATATTAAATGTAATCCTGACGCTCAAGTATTAATTATGACTACAGAGATTTTGCTGAATAAATTATACCAAATAAATAGTAATTCGTCAAAAGAATTAGTTTCATCTAGTAATGTATCTTTTGAAATGGATTTTGAGTCCGAACTTGCTTGTGTTGTTTTTGATGAAGTACATATGATTAATGATCCATTTCGAGGCCATGTATGGGAACAATCTATTTTATTATTACCACATCACGTTCAGATGGTAATGTTGTCAGCAACGTTAGATAATCCGGAAAAGTTTGCTTTATGGTGTGAAAATCGCGGTTCAAAAAGTAATTCTTTAAATAATAATTTAATAAACAATAAAATCGTATATATAACTTACAAGACGGATCGAGCTGTTCCATTAACACATTATAGTTTTATCACAACTAATTCTGGAATTTTCAAGGTCATTAAAGATAAAAGTCAACAATCTGAAATAAATAATATTATTAACAAACCCTTTATCATTCAAAGCTCCAAAGGAGTATTTAATGAACTTCATTATCATAAAATGAATAATATGCTTAAGTTATTTGAAAATAAAAATATTTTTGTAAAACGAGCACATGTATTGAATCAAGTAGCGAAATATTTGGTTGAAAATGATATGTTACCAGCTTTATGTTTTGTATTATCAAGAAAACAATTGGAAATTTGCGCTAGAGAGTTAACTACTGTTTTATTAGAAGATGATTCTAAAGTTCCTTATATAATTAGACGTGAATGTGATAATATCTTGAGAAAATTACCAAATTATCAAGAATATTTAGAATTACCAGAATATATTCAATTGGTTTCTTTATTAGAAAAAGGGGTCGGAATCCATCATGCTGGTACAATGCCAGTCTTGAGAGAAATGGTAGAATTGCTTTTTTCCAAAGGATACATCAAGATTCTTTTTTGTACAGAGACTTTAGCAATCGGTATTAACATGCCTGTAAAAACCACTATCTTTACAGATGTAAAAAAATTCGATGGTAATGAAAATCGTATGTTATATGCGCATGAATATACGCAAATGGCTGGGCGGGCTGGACGTTTAGGATTAGATACTGTTGGGCATGTAATCCATTTAAATAATCTCTTTAAAAACATGAATTTAATAGATTATTCTAAAATGATGAATGGAAAACCACAAACACTTGTTTCTAAATTTAAGATTTCGTATAATTTACTTTTGAATTTAATAAGTATTGGACAAACAGAGTTTACATCTTTTGCTAAAAAAAGTATGATTCAAAATGATCTTGATTCTGAAATAAAAGTAATTTATAATAAAATGACTAGTTTAGCAAAGAAAATGGATAATGATATGACTGTTATTAATAGTTTACGCTCTCCTAAAAATGTATTGATAGAATATTATTTTTTAGAAGAAGAACGTACAACATCAGTGAATAAAAAAAGAAAAGAATGTGAAAGAAAACTGGAAAAAATAAAAAATGATTATGTTTTTATTGAAAAAGATGTTGTTATCTTTAAAAGTTATCATTCCAAAGTACAAGAATTGGATGATTTGGAAAAACAAATCCAGGCAATTGAGAAAATATTGGATAATAATGTAGGTTTTATCATAAATATTTTATTACAAGAAGGGTTTATAATTGTCGACTCTGAGGATTTTCAAGAGACAAGTATCGACAAAACAAAAGTTTATAATAGTCAAGATAAATATAAACTTGCGTTAAAAGGAACGATTGCTAGTCATTTGAGAGAAGTACATTGTTTAACTTTTGCGAAACTTGTTGCTTCAAATACGCTGAATGATTTATCTCCAAAACAACTTGTTTCTGTATTTAGTTGCTTTACAAATGTAACTGTAAGCGACGAATTAAAATCTCATGCGCCTTTTACAAAGGATACCACTGTGAAAGATTTAATTATAAAAATAAGCGGAGATTTAGATAATTATTTAACAAATGAAATGCGTTATCAAATAAATACAGGAACTGATTATAGTATACATTATGATTTATTGGATTATGTAGTAAAATGGTGTGATTGTGAAACCGCTGTCGAATGTAAGTTGTTTCTCTCTAATTTAGAAAAAGAAAAGGGAATTTTCTTGGGAGAATTTGTCAAGGCTTTATTGAAAATAAATAATATTTCTTGTGAAATGGAAAAGGTTGCTGAGTTACTTGGTGAAATGGAATTTTTGGGTAAATTACGCGAAATTCCTGGTCTAACATTAAAATATGTTGCAACGAATCAATCCTTGTACGTTTAACGATTTTTACACGTATTTAGTATTTTTTATTTTTGGTCAGTGTAAATATATATTTATAATAATTTTATAAATATATTGAAATACTAATATTAGTTAGACCAATAAACATATTCATCCTTTTCATTACGTATTTCATTATCATTTATTGGAATTGGAATTTCTACTACAGAGTTCCATAAAGATGTTTTTGATGTGCTATTATACTTTGATAACAGATTGAATAATTTACTAGAAATAGAAAATAAAGAACAACTATTATTGGTATGTTTTACATTTATGCTATTCATAAGTTTTTGAATACTTATGGTTTCAAGCAAATTTTTTTCTTCTGTAGGGTCTAAATTCAAATCAAATAACCAAATTTTATTCGGTCGTTGAGATAAACTAATTTTCCAATTACGATGGCGAAGACATATATAATTTCCAGATTTCCAAAATAAACTTTTATGTTTTTCAGAATAGTTAAAAAGATTAATTCCATCTATGTCTATATCTATTTCATAATTATTTTTTATCTTATCTAGATTTTTAGTAACAAAACTAAGTATTGTTGAAAAAATATCTACATGATGTGATAGTTTGTTAAATATACTATTTTTTGGGATCAACTTTGGATATTGAATAAATAAAGGAACACGTATTCCTCCTTCAAAAAAAGTGCTTTTAAATCCTTTATATGGTTTATTACTATTTTTTATATTAGAATAATGTGCTCCACCATTATCACTAGTGAAAATTATCATAGTATCATTCAATTTATTATTTTCTTTCAAACTTTCAATTATTTTACCAACTCCTCTATCTAATGCCTTTATCATAGCATAATAAACTCTCTCATTATGATTACTCAATTTTTGGATTTCAGGTGAATTATAATCACTTAATAAAGCTTGATATGGGTTATGTGGAGCATTATAAGCTAATGTTATGAAGAAAGGGTTTACATTATTTTTATTAGAATCTATAATTTTTACAACATTATTTGATAAATAATCTGTCATATATTCATCCGGTTGAAAACGTGGACCATTATTATAAGTTACAGCAAAAGGTAAGTTCGCATTAAGTAATTTATCTAAAATACTTTTTTCATTTAAAGAAGTAACAATACTTTTATTATTAGGATTGCTATACATAGAAGCACCGTATAAAAAAGCAAGGCTTTCATCATAACCTCTATCTAATGGAGTGTATCCTTTTACTTCACCAATATGCCATTTACCTAAAAAATAATTATAATAACCGTACTCATGTAATACATTAGAAATTAAACTATAATTTAATGGTAAAACCATTTTTTCCATTGATACTAAATGATTTAGTTTACTAAGATTCACAACAGATGGTCTTAAATGATTATCATCTAAATAATATGCTAATTTAATAAAATTTTTAGGAAATGGTGTAAATTCAAAACCTATATTCATAGGAAATTTTCCAGTAAATATAGATGCTCTTGATGGAGCACATGTTGCTTGAGCAGAATAAGCATTTATAAAATTAGCACCATTTTGATATAAAGAATTAATATTTGGTGTATTTATAGACAGGTCATTTATACCTAAATCATCTACAATAATTAATATTATATTTGGTAATTTATTTTTCTTTGAATTTATATTTACTTTGGTTTTCAAGTCTTTTCCCCAATATATCTTTTGGTTAGTTAATACAGGATTTTTCCATTTGTACAAAATGCCAGGTAAGTAAATAATATTGTTGTAAATATAAAATATGCTAATGATAGAATAAAATAAAAGTAAGTAAAAACATTCTTTCATAATTATAGTAATTAGTATATATATTTTTAAATATTAGTTTTAATCAAAAATCAAACCATTTATATTTTCTATAAATTTATTATAATCTTTGGTGGCTTCTAAACGATTATTTAAGTTCACTAAAATATCGAATATTTTTTTCATTACAAACACTAATATATTTTCAAATAAATTCATTACAATAATAAATATATAATAAGAAATATTTAATATAATTAATACATTATTTATATTAAATGGTAGTAATAGGAAAAAAATACGAATTAATGGTAATCATTGGTTCAGGTACTTTTGGTAAAATATATAAAGGAAAAAACATAAGAACACAAGAAGAAGTTGCTGTTAAAATGGAATCTATAAATTCTGAAATTAATTCTTTAAAGCATGAATCCAAAATATATCAATATTTAAATGGAAATAAAGGAATTCCTATTTTAAAATGGTATGGTTATGACTTAGAACATTATTATATGGTAATTAATTTACTTGGTGATAGTCTTTCCAAACTTCAACAAAAATACAATGTTTTTTCTCTCGAAGTCACTAAAAAAATTGGAACAAATTGTTTAAAATTATTAAAAATAATTCATGAAAAAGGTTTGGTACATAGAGATATAAAACCGGACAATTTTTTATTTGGATTGAATGATTTAAAACATGAATTACATATTATTGATTTTGGAGTATGTAAAAGATATACGAATGATGAAGGACAACATATACCAATGAAAAAAATATCGAAAATTATTGGTTCATTAAATTATTGTAGTGTAAATTCTCATAATTTATGCGAGCTATCCAGACGAGACGACTTAGAATCATTAGGATATATGCTTATAAAGTTATCATGTGGAAATTTAATTTGGGATAAAATTAGTTCTTCTAATATAATTAAAGAGAGAAAAGAATTGTTAACTTCTTCTCAAACCAGTATACCAGGAATAGCATATGAATTTGTTGATTTTTTAAAATATGTGAAAAGTCTGGCATTTGAAGAAACCCCGGATTATGATTTACTAGAAAACTTTTTTTCAGAAGAAAATAACGAGGATTAGATTATAAAAATAACTTAAAAGTATTATTTGATACAATATACTTAAATAAATCTTTATTTGATGCTTTGTAAAATAAATTATTTTTTATATGTATATTTTACACCTTATCCTCAACATATTTATAAAAAAGCCAATAATAGTGGTTGTGTTGTTTTAAGTGGTGTCGGGTTAGGACTCATTCATTCTCAAATTGCGTTTTGGGTTGCGAATTGTATAACCTTACCAAGTTTAATTACTATCATTGAAAATAATTATAATTTTGAGTTAACCCATGTTAATGTTTCTATATTTACTTTTTGTACCTTTCTTTATACAGCATCAATTATGAAAACGAATTATTTATATAAATTTTTATATTTGAAATAGTAAAAAAACATGATTAAAATAAAATAAATAAAATAATATAAATATAATGTCGTTTTTATTTATATTATTAATATTTAACGATGAATACAATCGAGTTTCATTTTGAAAATATACATAAATTAAATACAAAGGAAGATTCAAGTTACTTCCACAAATATTTAGGAACGGTTTGTCTTTGTAACTTTATTTACAGATTTTTTTGTTATTTCAAATATGGAAATATGTATTTAGATAATAACTTTGCCTTATTTTTGATAGGTCTTCATGGATTATTAAGTATAAGTTCATTGATTTTTCATATACCATCTATACGAAATCCTTCTAAACCTATGATTTATCCTGAATTTCGTCTTCATAGTATAGCATTCGCTCTTCGTTCTGTCATTATATGTTATCAATATTATTACAAATTACATTACTTTTATCCAATTCTAACTTGTTATTTTACTATGTTCTCAGCTGACATGGTAACAAGACATTTTAATCCTGAAGGTAAAAATGGTAACACTATTCGAAACATGCCATTTGATAATTCCATGATTCCGATAGATTCTCAAAAAGAAATTATTAAAATGCAGAGTATTATGCAAATAGGAGCTACCACTTATATGTTGTGTGATATTCAAAGTGCTTTTACTCCATTATTAGCAATTCAGTTAGCAGCTTTTTTAATGACATTGGTAAGAAAAAGTATTATTTCAAACACAACTTGGCACACTATTTATTCTTTGACACTTTGGATAAATATATGTTTATTTTATTCACACAGTATTGGTTTTATTATTATTCATCAAGTAATGATGAATAATTATGTATATATTTTTTTTCCTTATAAGATTAATAAATATATAGCTTGGACCATAAATTTTGGATTATTTATTCTTTATAAAGAAATTCAAGTTGAAGAAAAAATAGACGAATTGTCAAAAAATCAAGAAATACTGGTACATTGTATAAAAATGACAGTTATTATTAGTATTTTTATTCATTATTATCAAAAATTTAGAATACTATTTATCCAATAAATAAAATATTCAAGTGTGTAAAAAATAATATATATTTTAAAATAAACTATTTAAAAGTAACTAGATAGTTTAGAGTATAATAAGATGTCTACATTGAATGATGTTGTTACAACTCCCACAGAAACAAATTCTGCTGCGGAAACATTAGTTGGTCGAGTAAAATGGTTTAATAACAAAGCTGGATATGGTTTTATTACAGTAACTGATGGTGATAAAAAGGATACTGATATTTTTGTTCACCACAGTTCTATTGGAGTTTCTAGTGATCAATACAAGTATCTAGTACAAGGTGAATATGTTGAATTTACATTAACTTCAGTAGAAGATAGTGCTCACCAATTTCAGGCAGCAGGAGTATGTGGAATTAAAAATGGAAAGTTGATGTGTGAAACAAGAAGAGAATTTAAGTTATCTAGAACAAATTATACTAGTAATTCGGAAAATGTTTCTGATTTGAAAGAAGTTAAATCAAAAAATAAAAATTCTAGACCAAGATTAAGGGGGAACGGACCAAGAGAAGAAGATAGTCAAAATGATTGGTCTTTAGTAAAAAAAAATAAAGGTGAAAGAGGTGAAAATATAGATACTTTAGTAAATAAAGTTTCAAAGCCACGTGGAAGACCTCCTCGTTCAACAAATTAAATTAAATTTAAAATAAATAGAATAGATAAATATTTAGTAAAATAGGTTACATAATTTTAAATTATGTAACCTATTTTTTAATTTATTAAAAAACTAATATCATATATATATATATAAATAATGAGTTCAACTGTTAAACCACACGCTCCAGTTCCTACAGTAAAAGCACCTGCTGCTCCAGTAAAAGCACCAACTCCTCCAGTAAAAAACGATAATCACTCTTCAACAATGCCTAAAATAAATGATGTGATAAAAAACTTAACTTCATCTTTAAAAGCAACAAAAGGAGGAAGACGTAGAAAAAGAGGAGGAACAACAACTTCTTATACCCCATATAATCCAGATACAAGTAGTTCTTCTGTGTATAGTAGTACATCTACAATGTCAGGAGGACGTAGACGACGCAGAAGAGGTGGTAAAAAAACACAAAAACGAAGAAGAACTCACCGAAGAAGACGTTAAATATAAAATAAATACATTATATTATAAAAAATTATTTATTATAATATAAAAAAATGACGACTGAATTCACAAAAGAAAAATTAGAAACTTTAGAAAAAGTAAATGAAATGCTTTTTAAGATTAAATCAAAAACAAATAATCTTATTTTTGTTTATACTCCTCCAAAAGTAGGTTCAACATCTCTTGTGTCTTCTATAAGAATTTCTGCTTCTTCCAAATTTAGTGTTTTACATATACATGATGATTTGATGCTGAATGTTTTAACTGGATATAAAGATATAACCGTGAATGATGTAATAATTTATAATAAAAGTTTAGGAAAAAATATTTATGTAATTGATATATTTAGAACACCAATTGAAATTAAAATGTCTGAATATTTTGAAAAATTGTCATGTTATCATTTTAATAATACGGAAGAAAATTTGAGAAATTATAGTTTAGAAAAAATAACAAATCGTTTTAATAAGTTATTTCCTCATTTATCCAACAAAGATTACTTTAAAGAAGTTTATAATATTCCTATTCCGGAAAAATTTGATTTTGAAAATAAATATTTATTAGTGAAACAAAATGGAATTAATTATATAAAATTAAGATTAATAGATTCACATGAATGGGGAAGTATACTAACCAAAATTTTAGAAACTGAAATTTTTATAGTTAATGATTATAAAACAGAAAATAAAAAAATAGGAGAACTTTATAATAGTTTTAAAAATAACTATAAAATACCCTGTAACTTTATCAGATCTTTACTCGAATGTAAAGTTCTAAACTATTATTTAACATTAGACGAAGTAACAACCTATATAAATTCATGGGGACGAAAAGGTGTTGATAAAGAAACTACGCCATATACTAAAGAAGAATATTCTTTTTATATGAATTTATGTTTGGAAAATAAATTTTATAATGATTTTCAATATGATCATTATATGGATGTTGGATGTATATGTAAACCATGTTCTATAAAACGTACAGAAATATTCCAAAAAGTAAAAAATGGAGAAGAAGTAAAAGATAAAATACTACACCATGAAAACATGTTGAACTACAGAAAAGATATCATAAATCAGGTTCAACAAAAAGTTTATAAAATAAATAAAAAATCAAATAAGATAAATCATTTATTTACCAATATAATTATCTCAAAACGCTAATAAAATACTTTTTAGCATAGTCATCGTATTTTCACTTGTAATTTTATAAGAACTTGTATTTTCACGACAAATAAAACATCTCGGTGGAGTATTTTGATTACAAGTTTGAATATATTTATAAATACAGTCACAACAAAATGAATGATTACAATTAGTCAAGACAACTTTATCATTAGTGATATTTTCTATACAAACAGAGCAATGATAATTATTATTTGATAATTGATTTTCATCTATATTTATAAGTTTAATTCCATAATTATTATTATTATTTTCTATGATGTTGCTTTCTACAACGTGATTTTCGGTAACATTATTTATAGATGGCACTTCAGGTAATTCTAGAGATAATCCACTACTAGTAAAATGAATATAAATTCCTATAAGAGACACATAACTCCTAAGTTCTTGACCAGATAAAGAGTACATATTTGTTTGAAGTCTTGTTAAAGCAATATTTATATTGTTTCTAAAAGCATTATCTTCATTTTGGATACGAAGAATATTATTTCTCTCGTTTATTTCTTGAATAAAAGTATAATCGTTATTTAATTCTCTTTCAGTAATTCCAACATAAATGTCAAAAACACGATGTATTAAAATAGCACGATTATATTTTGTTCGTAAACCAAAGTTTTTTGCTAATAATTTAATTTCAGATAAACTTAAATTATTAATTTCAATAATATGATTTCTTTTTTCTTGATAATGATTTAAACCAAAATGTGTTATATTATAACGAATACATTCATTGAATATATTCAATAAATTCACATGTAAATCTTGTATCGGATAATTAACACAGTTAGATGAATTATGACCTGTATGAAAACATAAACTACAATGTCTTAGAATAGAGTTATTATTAGTTCGGTCATTTACGTTCATTTTCAAATAATAAATAAGGTTATTTAGAGTTAATAAACTATATAATAAACAAATCAATTTTTTATTATATAATATATTAGCTATTATTTTATTGACTACGTTACCTAACTCTAACTATTCATTCACATCTAAAAGTTGTAAACGAATTTTCTTTTTAAATTTTTCTTCGTCGTGAAATAAAATCAATTTATACATTTTCTTTTCAAAGTTATTTAAATTGACTCTTGTTGTAATACGAGAAACTAATTTTAACTCTGGTAAATAAATAATACATTGAAATAATCCATCGCCTCTATGTAACTTATCAAAGCTATAACCTTCATATTCAGTTTCCAAGACCAAAGGATTATTAAAACATAGATCCAAAAGGGAACAATCACTTTGAATTTTTCGAATAGCACGCATCGTTACATTTATATAATCCAGCTCTTGAAACCATTTATTATAAAAATTATCGGCATTTTTAGAAAGAGGTATAATTCCAGTATTTTGTTGAAATTTTATGATATTTAATAGGTCAACTAGTCTACGTATAGGACTTGTAATATGAACATATGAATCTATATCTAATAATTCATGTTTAACATTTACATTACTTCCATCAATATACTGACAACTTGAACTATTCCATATTTTAATAAATTTCCCCACATCTTCAGGAAGTTCTTCTGGAACTTTTATTTCCGTATGAATAATCGAAGAACGAAAAATACCGTTATTATACTTCAACATTTCTTTCGCTGAATTATAATTCATTAATATCATTAAATAAGAAACTAAATCATTACTATTTCGTAAATTTGTAACATACTTATATTTTTTAGACAATTCCTTAGTAACATTCAATAATTGATTATATTTATAATTACTCAATAAATCTGGTTCTTCATAAATAAAATTTTTTACTATTTTAATCATTGAATTTGAATATTTAACCTCTTTTATTTCATATTCATTATTCATAATTATATCCATTGTAAAAGCTATTCTTGTATGATTACTTTGAAGACTACATAAACATTCTGATAAAATAGTAGGTAACATTGGTCTTTTACGATCGGGAAGATAAATAGTAGAAATTCTTTGGGAAAAAGAATCCCATAAATTCAAGATATCCATCCAAATAGTAACATTGGAAATATAAATGGATAATTGTAATAATCCGTTTTCAAGAGTATTTAATCCAAAAGCATCATCAAAATCCACTGTTTTTGGTCCATCAATAGTAAAAATATACCATTCTTTAACACTTGTCCTATCTTGAATAGACGGATAGTTAACCCGAATATTTTCAATAAAAGCATCGTGAGATTTACTCTTTAATGCTTTAGATGTATCCTTTGTAAATTTTTGAATAGATGTATTTAAACTTTTACAATAAAGTTGATATTCGTAAAAGTTATCTAGAGAATCAACTGGACCAATAAGTTGACAAAGTGTACCATAAGGATGTTTTTCATTCCATGAATCAAATGTAAAAGTAACATATAAATTCATAAAAACTTTTGAAAATCCCATATTTTTCATGTCATATGGTAATAAAAAAGACGGAATTCTCGTATCATCCGGCATACATTTATACAGAAGACGCCCGTTTTTTCTACCGTATGTTTTATTATTCTTTAAAACAAGTACACCTGGTATAGTACCTCCAACTCGAATACTAGAATGGAGAATAGTAGGTTCTAGTGTCTTGGAAACAATGAAAATGTCATTTGTAAATAATTTATGAGTTAAAGGATTTAAATTTAAATCTAGTTTCTCAAAAGTATTTGCGTTATGAAAAGACCAGGTTGTATATCCCCGATCTTCAATAATTACTTTATATTGAGTCATAAAAAAATGGATGAGGTCTATTAGATAATATTATATTATGTCTTTAATAAATAATATAATATATTTTTTATAATCTAAATCAGTTATAAAAATATTATTTTTAACATCATTCTAGATATATAAAAAAATAAAAAAAGAAACCTTTTATTAATTTTAAAAAACCTATTCTAATTCTAAACTAAATGTACTTTCTAATAATACGCAAATTATAATAAACAATAAATTATAACTCAAAACTACATATGAATATAATATGGATCGTCTTGTAATTGATACATACATATTGAACTACAACAATTAACATGATTCAATAAAGAAGGGGCTATAATGTTATCACAGTTTGCACAAAATATATAATTTACTAATTGTTTTAATACAATTTTCATTTTTGGACGATGTTCCGAATT